CTGAATCTGCATCGGTCGGTTTAAAATCTCTAGGCTCATCACTAACCCGAACCCCTGTACTAACGTCTTCCCTGCCGGCACTTGTACTGGCGAGGTATTCTGCGTATTCCCTGTTGAGGAGGTCGTTGGCGCACTCACGGCTGGTTGTGATGGTTGTGTACTTGTGCTTCCTGACGAGGCTGTTGGCGGTGGTGCTGCTGCCGTTGGCGGAGGAGCTTCTGGAGGTGGAGCTTCTGCTGGAGGAGGTGCTTCCGGTGGCGGTGGCTCTGGCGGTGGTTCTGCTGGAGGCTCTGGTGCAGGTGGCGGAGCTGCTGGTAGACTCAACGGACTCGCTGGGTTTACAGGACTGCTCATGTTTGTTGGATTCGTCTGACTCTTTACGCAACTGTCTTGTGTAGTAATCCAATCGTTCCACATAGGTTGAGTATATGGTGTTGAGCAGACAGAAACTCTGCTTTCTGTTATTGAACCAATGAAGCCATCTTGACACGCTAAAGTCCTTTCTTGAATGCTTGTTTGACACGTTGCAGGAGCTGGCTGACACGAGTTTGAGATTTCAACCCAGCCTGAGTCAATAGGGCTGCCGTATGGGTCTGGACAGTTTTGTTCTTTTTTGTACGTGACCGAGCCGATTTGGTTATTCCCACAGGTTTGCCTTTCTTCTGTTTGTGCGCTGTAAGTACAGGTTGCTGGGTTTGGGCTACAATTATTTGAGGTTGTAGTCCAAGCTGTGTAGCTAGATGTCTGGCATTGATAGGTTCTTGTTTGGTTGATTGAGCCGGATTGGTTAACTTCGCAAGCCAAACTTTGCACTTCCTCACGGTCTGAGCAGGTAGGTATTTGAGGTTGACCACACTCAGGTATGTTAGGATAAATCTGACACGCAAGTTGCTGACAAGACTGCATAGTCGTACCTTGAGCAACTCCAAGGCTTGAGTAAACAGGCATATTATTTTCCCAAGCACCTGCATAACAGTATGCACTAGCATCATTACTCTTTAGAATTAGGCAAAGGAGTAATAAGTACAAAGTCCTTGCCATATATTGCTTCAAACCAATCTGGATGTAAATCATACCAAGCCTTTCTAGCTGCATCACCAATAGCACCACCTATAGGACAGGGAGAACCAGACATTTCCATTGCCACCCAGTTTTCATGGTTAGCTGCACAGGCTAATGATACTGCTGCTACCTTTAGTCCACTATCACTTAGGAACTTAGCCCAGCGTAACTTAACGCAGTTACTATCTGTTACCATCGTGCCACCGGCTACAGAAAATATCCCACCGTTGACAGCACCGCTAATACCAATACTGCAAACGTCTTGGCTAAAGGCTGACATGGATGGAGCCATAGCACTAGGAACTGGCTGCCCTTTGTAATTTATCGTGGTTTCATCGGCATACGATACCCCTGCTGCTAATAATCCACCTACTAATAACCCAAATAAAAATAATGTTAATGTTTTCATTATCCATCCAATTCTGGTCGTTCGTTAATCTGCATTGCTAAACCTGCTTCGTCTTCAAAGATACATACCTCGGACAAGTCATCTAAGAATATAACTAGCTCACCATCAAATATACCTACCTCTTCAATGGTCTTGCCGACCATGTGTTGAAAGTAGTCTTGCATACCAAATAGTTTATGCACGGTCATAATTAATCCCAATCAAGTCACCGGAGTCTATCAATTCATGTGTTAGCTCATCTTCTGCTAAACAGGAGTCACAAACAGTTTCATCGCCCTGCTCGTTGATAATAAATGCTTGCCGACACTTCTCGCATAATGCAATGCGATTAATCATGACTTGTTTCACTTTATTACCCAGCCATGTGCAGCAGCGTAGGCATACAACAACATGCCTAGGGCTATTGATGTTATGCCACGTAATGTCCACTTACCAACCGTAGCAAATTGCTTGTCTAGCCACTCGGAAATAGCCTCTTTGAATGCTGCTTTGTGTAGTTCTTTTTGTTCTTCTGGAGTCATGCTATTTCCTTATTAGTCTAGTAAACTTGGTGTAGTGTTTAATTGATTATATGAAGTTACACCAGATGCAGCAGGTATACCTATCAATCCTTTATTTTCTGGAGTTGGGACACGTTTTAATGCTTTACTTGTTTGATACATCATCCTAGCCACCAATGCTTTAAATGCATCACTTCTATCTGCCATCATTCCAGCGAGCTGAATTGGCTTGCTTGAAAGACCTGCAATTCCTACTGGATTATTTTTTAACGCTGTATAAGCCCTAGATTCAGCTACATCTAATGCGTTAATTAAATCAGATTCTTTTGCATTAAGTAAATTTACGGCAGGCTCTACTCTTGCAATTTCTTCTTTTAACCCTTTTGCTCCAGCTCGTTGAGCTTCTTTTGTTGCTCCTCCAAGCTCAGAAAAGTTTTTTTCTCCAATAGCTTTATAAGTTCCTTGCTTCATTTTTTGTGCCAATTGAACACCAAATTCATCAACTTTTTGTGGTGATAACAGCAACCCAGTATTTACAGACTGTGGCAATTTCTCATGTGTTTCAAATGCTTTTCTTACGGCTTTAACAGCAGCAACATCAGATGATGGGTCAATTTGATACTTATAAGATTCTTCTAAATCATCTAAATATTTCAAAACAGCAGACTTACTGACTTTATTGTTAGAGTTAGCAATCATCCCTTTAATTTGGTCATTTAATGAATAGATTTTATTTTGTATTGTATCTAATCCACGACCAAATATTGTTCTGCCAATAGTTGGATTGACACCTTCTTCAAGCATTGTTTGTACTGCTTGTTGCCCTGCTCCAGATTCCAATTCTTTTTTAGCTGGTTTAATAGCAGACATCATTAATTTGTTTGCTCCAGAACTTAATGGAGCTTGCAATAATCTTGGAGCATTTGGAAATAATCCGCCAGTTAATGTACCAACACCAATATTTTCAACTCTGCTTTCTTGACCTAATGTTGGCTGTAATGCGCTATAAATTCCACTTAAAACAGAACTTCCAACAGTACGATTGGCAGCAGGAATAAATGCTAATGGTGCTGCTGTAGCTATATTACCTGCAATAGCGCCTACAGGAGCTTCTTCAGCAATAATCCTATTTTGCTTAATTTGTGATGTGTCATATTGCTTTCTAGGTAATGCTTGATAGCCTTGAATTGGACTAGATGATGTTTCACCTGTTCTTGGATTAATGTACTCTTGTGGATTTTGTAAGTCACTAAATAATTGTTTAGCACCTTCATATAAATTAGATGGTGCAGTAGCAGCACCTTTTAAATTGCGAGATAGCCATGATTCTTCTTGCAATGCTGCACGTGTAGCATCATTAGCTTCTTTTTGACTTTGTAAATGAGAATAGTCTAACTTAGATTCATTGTATTTTGCTGCTTGATAAGCATTTGTAACTTTTTTAAATTCAGCAGTACCTTTTTTATCTTTGTTATCAATAATCCATTGTGCATATTGCTCTGCAGCAGCCATAATTATTTCCCACCTTTAATAATGCTATCCGCTTCATTAAATATAGTATTTGTTTTATTTTTTGTTTTTGCACCGGCATTTCTTATGGCTGGAGGAGCTTCAAATTGTTTTGAATAATCTTTAGCCCAAACAGTATCAGCGCCATCAAGATGACCATAAGTATTATAATACTCATTTAAAAATTGTAGTTTTGCTTTAGACCTAGCTAAATCTTTGTTAAAAGAATCTATTTCAAGTTGATTAACACTTCCTTTTGTACCAACATTTGGCAATGATTTAATGTACATAGCAATATCACGGTCAGATGTTGTACCAGAGCCTTCAATTCTCATGCTTGGTGCAAGTTTACTAAGAATTTGTGTCATTCTTTGTTCTGGCGCACCTTCTAATTTATTTAATCCCCAAACATTTGGCAAAATGTCAGAATACCACTCACCGGTTCTATTTTCTCTGTTTAAAGCACTAAATTCATCAAACTTTCTTTGCATTGCTTCACCTTGAGCTACTACTGCTGCATTTGCATCAATCTTTTTACGAGCATAGTCAGCAGCTCTTAACCTAGCTTCATCTGCTTTTGCTGGAGGCAAGTTAGACCAAGGCACACGAATACCTGTTGGAGCTTCTTGAAAACCCTCTGATATTGGTGCTGTTGACCCACCAAATTGTGCTGCCAATTCATCTAATGTAGCCATAATTAATTCCTTGCTTTTGGTTTAGTTTGCGCTCTAAATGCATCTGCGGATTTTTGGTCTGGAAAGTAAAATACTTTCCCACCAGCAGTAACAGAAAAGTTTTGTGGTCGTTTGTATCTATAATCTGTTGCAGCTTCGGTAGCTTCTTGCTCTGTTCGTTTATAGGGAGCTTGAAATTGTTGAGCAGCTTCAACTGTAAGTTTTTGCCAATCTGCTGGAGAACCTGTATATCCTTTATTTACTGCATATTCATAGTTTTCAATAAAGTTACTTGGTTTAACTTGTTTAGGACTTCCTACTGCTACGATTTTTCCTTGATTTGGGTCATAAACAGAACCGCCTTCAGCTACGTTTACTAAATCAACTTTTGCTGGTGTAGTAATGTCTTTTAATGTTTTAAGTCCTGCTAAATAAGATGCTGCTCTTGGGTCACCACTTAATATCATGGCATTTAATGCTTCTTGACTCATTTCTTGTGTTGCTGGAGCAGTCATTACTTGCTGAGTTGTAGCAGGTGCGTAAGTTTTGCTTAAATTAAAGTTAGGTGCTACTGCATTTGCATCTGGAGTTTGTGGTAAGTAACCTCCACCAGATACTTGCTCTGTTGCGTATTGAGCAGGAGTAGTTTTATATAGACCTTCAGCAGCAGTATCAAATGCTGTACGCTGTTTATTTTGCCTTTGTATCTCAGCAATCTTTTGCTGTGTCAGATAGTCTTGTGTAGCGTTATCGTAGACACCTTGTGCGCCTGTCATACCAGCCTGTAATGATTGACCAATGATACGACCAAGACCTAAGTTTTGATTCTTAGGTGCTGCTAGGTAACCTAATACAGCATTGGCAATACCTGTGGTAGTTGCACGACTTTTTAACTTGTCTACAGCCTCTTGACCTAGCAAGCCACCCATGTACTCTGGAGCTGTTGAACCAAAGCCACTTAAATAATCTAATAATCCGTTTGCCATAATTTATCCTAACAAGCTAAAATTTGTTTCTCTGCGTTTAGGCAATGTATAACCAACTTGACGTAACGCATCATATATTGCCCCTGTAGGAGCTTGACCAACTTCAATACGACCACTTGGTGCTGATTGCATTGGTGTTGGTTGATACATACTAGCAAGTTGTGCTGCACCAGTTAAGTTGTTAACCGTACCGTATTGATTAGCAAAATCTTTAACACCGCCAAACATAGTATCAAAAGTTCCGGCTGCTGGAACACCTGAGTTTAATGCTGCTAAACCACCTTCCATTGGAGCATTAGAAAACATAGCTGGAGCAAATGATGACGCTTCTGTTGCTATTGGTGCGCCAGTTATAGGGTTAAATGAGTTAGCCATGCCAATCTCTGCGCTATATGGAATCATTGTGTTTGCTGCAACTGCACCTTCCGCAATACTAGGAGCTAAACTTGCGCTAGTACCGGCAGCACCAGTAGCACCAAGCAAACCACCAGCACCTTGTGAACTAGCCGTTCCACCAGCAGCACCAGTAATACCACTAGCACCACCCATTAAACCACCAGTAGCACCACCCAAAGCACCGCCAAGAGCAGCACCTTTTAAGATACCACCAAGACCTTTGCCTTGTAGTAATTTTGTGCCACCACCTACGGCAGCACCTATCATCATAGGAATAGCTAATTGTCCCATACTATGCTCCCTTCACTTTGCCAACCAAGTAGCAGATAGGTTCTATGATTGTACGGTAGATACGACCTAGTGGGTCACGTTTCTTGCCACGCATCTCTTTCCACAAGTCAGCAGTACGATGACGAGCAATATGCTCTGCAATGCGTCTTACAGCGTTTCTAAGCGCATTTGGTGTACCATTAAAGGCATAGGCTACGACAGGTAAGAATAATGTGTGATAGCCCTTCTCAATCGTTTTAGCATTTGGCATGGTAGCAGAATGTTGTAACCATACAGCCTGACGGAATGAACCAAAGCCATAAGCCTCGTTCATTGCAGTACATACTATTTTACCACCACTTGAGGTGCTTGTTGTAGTAGAACCTTGAGGTGTACCAGACAAGTATTGAGCGTATTGATTAAGTTTAGCGGTAGGCAAGTTTTCGTTGTAGTTAAATCGGTTGATGTCTGCCTGTAGTGCTGTGTTAGCATAGTCTTCTTGAGCTTGACCAGTTTTAAGCAATTGATTGATGTCTGTGTAGTCAGCGTTAGCTAACTCTGGAGCTAGTCCAGCAGCAGCCATTTGACGATTTAAGTCAGCAGCACCAGTAGTAGCAAGACCACCGGTAGCAGCCAATCGGTTAGTAAAGTCTTGTTGACCAGCACCAGTAAGCGCAGTAGCACCAGCAAGTTGGTTAGCAATATCAGATTGTGACAATTGACCCATACGACCCATTGCAGCTTCTTGTAATGCACGTTCATTAGCGTATTGATTGTAACCAAGTTCACCGGCTTTATTAGCAAGTGCATTAGCAAGAGTTGTACCAGCTTTATTAAATAACCCAGCCTGTGCATTAGAACCGTAACGACCAGCCTGTGATGCACCTGATTGAGCAGCGTTTACAGCATCGTAGTAGGTAGATGTTGCAGCTTGACCAGCACCTTGTAATGCAGCATTAAAGTATGGGTTAGAACCTAAGTAAGCACCACTAGCAGTTGCTTGATTATATGGGTTAGCAGCATTGGTCATTTGACCGCCAGCTAATCTAGAATAAACATCTTGAGCAGCTTGTGGGCTAGTTTGTGATGTGCCATATAAACTGCGATACATTGGATTAGCTTGGTTAGTAGCTGTTTGCAAGTTCATTACATTGGCTTGTGCTGCTGGCAACAATGGATTACCTGCTACTGCACGATTACCTGCTGCCTGTAAAGCTGATAAAGTATTGGCAGATGGAGATACATAAGTTTGACCAGCATAATACTGAGGACTAGCACCTTGGTATAGTTTCTTTGCTTCTCCTAAACCATAGCTAACATAAGGTTTAAGTATTGGGTCAATGCCGGTAGTTGATTGTTGTTGCTGACCACCGCCACCACCGCCCTCTAAAGTCATGCGTTTGCCTACTGGTTTGAATGCTAACTCTGGCAACATATTTAAGTGATTGTATTTCATGTAATGCTCCTAAATGCTTAATTCCCAATTTCTTGGTCTAAATCCTAGTTGTTTTGCTCTCGTTTCCCATCCACTACGCATAGAAGAAAACGTCACTTTTTTGCAGTTGCCTTGTTTAGCAATGCTCTTGGCAAACTCAAGTCCAAAGGATAAGTCATCTGGGTTGCTTGAATCTAACCATGCTGCCCAAATGTGCATCTCTACACCGTTAGGCTGTAATACAATAAAACCTTTCTTTTCTGGCAATATCCATAACATTGACCTTTGCTCGTAGCAGTCGCAATATATGTCTTCTGCCAGCCACTCTGAATGACCTTTAGCACGAACCTTCTCAAGACCCATGCGAACCCACCACCAGCAATGGCGCAGTTCGTTAGGTTTTACATACGAGAAGTCCATTAGCCAACCACCAAGTATTTGTATGTTTTGTTTGCTACTGAGTTAGCATAATGTGTCAAAGTTGCAGTACCTTTAGATTGTGCGCTAATGTACGGTGATTGTATTGGCGATGCTAATGTCAATGTTACTACGCTAGACGGTATTAATGGTCTAGCAAACGGTGTTGTTTGTACTGCGTATGCTTCTATATAAGTACCAGTTGCAGCAATTGCTATGCCAAGTTCAATGTAATCACCAGCACTACAGGTAACAAAGAAGTTAGCCACGGCTACTAAATAACCGTCTGAAGAACCGTGCTTTGCTGGCACATCAAATTTACTAGCAGTACCATCAATATTTACTCCATTTACTTTTAGCCATATAGAAGTTGCATCAATTTGTGTAGTAGTATTTGCTAGTTGTAATGAAAATTGTACATTATAAGTACCGGCATTTCTTACATATATCTTATTTGCTGATAAATATGAACCATCAGCAATATCTGTCGTATTTAATGCAACAGTATAAGCCGTATTAGCTGCTGCAAATGTTTGGTCTACCGTATTTTGATACGATGCATACGGCACTAAGTTATTGCCGGCTGCTGATGATACAGGAGCTAATAGTATAACCGAGTCATAGCCAATTCGCTCGTCAGTAATAGTAGTAGTAGTTGCGTTACCAGTTGCTAATGTAACACTACCAGTATTGTTAGACTTACCTTCAACAAGATTGTTGACTACCTCGGATATTTCCCGTGGAGTAGAACCTGCTGGGTTGAGCTTACGATACATTATCTAGTACCCTGTGGAGTCACATCAATATCAATACCAATGGCATTAGACCAACGGTCACCAGTAGGAATTACTGACAGGCGATGATACTTACCGCTACTCCGTAATGATACACGATTTTCACTATCTGCTGCTGTGTATGAACCTAACTGTGAAACTGCGTTTAAAAGCATCCTAGACGCTATAGCAACGCTCCCAGAGCCATTATCTACTATTGGTCGTGCCAATGTAACTAAAGATGTTACTTCGCTTCCTATGTCACCAGTTTCTAATATTGCTGTTGAGTTAGCACCAGTAAAGGTAACTATCCTGTCATCTCTAGCACCAGCAAATAAGAATTTACCGCCAGACCACAATGCATCATCTAGCGATGTAGTCAATGTGTCCATATTACCGTATAAATCTAATCCTTCCAATGTCATACCTGCTGATGCAGAACTTGCTACGACATCAACGTCAGTAGTGCAATATGACCATTTGTTTACTTGCCAGTTGTAAATAAGCAAAGTATTTTGTGCAAAGTTGTCAATAAACTCCCAAACAACAATCTTGCGAATCGGGTCAATCGTTGATGACATTAAGTTAAGTTTAGATGGGTTTGCATTTGCATAGAACCAAGCATCTACCTTTTGTGTACCTATTGGTGTAACGGTAGTGCCATCGCATGAGTAAAAGCCATCAGCACCCAAGAAGTAAGTCATGCTGCCGTACTGCACAACAGAACTGCCTTCTACGCAACCAATGTTACGGCTGATAGTGTCAAACTGAAAGAATAATGGCGAACCAATGTAAGACATACGGACAATGGCACGGTCTAGTAATATAAGACCAAACTCACCACCAGTCATGCCGGTAATGTTGCCACCATCAGAAATTATTTGATAGTCTGATTGTGATGTAGCACCAGACACCCAATCTGATTCGTCATTAATATCAGACCATTGAACTTTATTTGAGTTACTACCGCTATCTAAGTTACCGGCTACTACAAAGTCACGAACTACTGTAACGTACTTAGCTATAGGTGCATCTACGCTTAAATCATCAAATGTTGTACTTGAGCCAAGTGTATAGCCTTGTACTTTATTGATGTTGTTAGCACAGATAATCGTGTTGCCAAACTGAGTAAAGTACCATTTAACTACGCTGCTATAGTTACCAGCCTTAGACACGTTATCCATACTCAAATCAGCACCATCAAACTTGAATAGTTTGGTAGCACCACCGGCAAACACGTTTGTAGTAGCACTAAAGCGACCAGCAAATACGTTATTAAGGTTTTCACTAGCAGCAGCAGAGTAATTTACAGCAGTCGGGAATGGGTTGTAGCCTAATGCAGTAGGAACTACATTTTTAGCGACAGATAAGTTTTCAGCGACACCTGCTAAGTCTGGTGTCCATTCTGTAAATGCTATACGTTGAGTAGCCATTATGCAGTACGATTCCAGATATAAACTACAACGTACGGTTGTAAGTTTGCGTTTGTAGCACTTACACCTTCTGTACTAATTGATGTAGACGTGCTAACAGATATGCCAGTTGTAGATGGGTCTGAGCTTGTTTGTGTAGCCCAGTCTGGATTGCCACGACCTTCTTCAAAACCATTATATCCTTGTGAACCACCTAATGTAGTTGCAACACGACCAACGTGACTATGACCAGAATCTGATACGCTAGAACTTGATGTTGCAGTATGTGTATGACTAACTAAAACAGCATCTGCGCTACCACCAGTTGCACCAGCAGTAAAACTGCCACCAACACCAACTAATACACGACCAGCACCAAATGCTACCCATGTACCAAAACCAAATAAAGTATTAGGATTAGTAGAAACTGTTGATGTGTATATACAGCCTACTGGGAACATAATTTGTAATGCAGCTTGAACAAATGCTGTTGTTGCTATTGTCGTATTATTTGTACCAGCAGATTGTGTAGTAGAATTACCTGTTACATTACCAGTTAAGTCACCAGTTACGTTACCAGTTAAAGCACCGGCAAAGGCAGTAGCCGTTACAGTACCAGTCACATCTAATGCTGTAGCTGGGTTAGTCTTGCCTACACCTACTCGGTTGTTTGTAGCATCAACATATAGCGTGTTAGAGTCAATGTTTAAGTTGTTTGGTATTGAGATAGCTGTACCGGTCAATGTTAGCAAGTCACCAGAAGTATCACCAAGTGTTGTATTGCCAGTTGTTGATAACGCACCAATTGTCACACCACCAGTAAAGGATGATGTACCAGTAACAGATAAGTTACCACCTACGGTAAAGTTATCTGCGTCTGTACCAGTTTGTTGGTCTTTAACTTGAGCCATCAATTCACGGATAGCGTTATTGATACCAGATGGCGCACATCCCTCGGCAATGTCTATGCCACCAATGTCTGTGTTATTGGCTGCCGTAGCACTCCACTCACTAATTTTATTTTTTGCCATGTTATCCTATCCTATTCCAAGTATTTGATGATGTTGTTTTTGGTGTCCAGTAATTAGCTGTGTCTTGCGTGTAGCCTTCTAACCAATAATTTTCTTCAACGTAGTATTGTGCAATTCTATCAGTCCAAGTATTAGCACTTACTGCTGTTGGTGTCCATAAGCTATATGTATCTAATGTGTAGCCATCAATCCAGTAGTCAGGAACAACATAAGAACTAATATTTCTATCTGTCCAAGTATTGTCACCTATTGGTGTTGGAATCCATCCGCTACCTAGTATATGACCATCTGCAACAATATTTGTGAAGCCAACAATCGCACCACTAGCATTATATATCGCTACTGCGTTAGCTAACACTATTGCTTGTGCTTCAACACTTGCTACACTTGTTCTAACTCTACTAGCAGAACCACTAACAGTAGCTACACCATCTATTGCTGCATCAAATAATCTTTCACGATAAGCACTTGCTGCAACACTCGCACTAGCAGTTATATCAGCAAAACCAGAGTAGACTACACCGCCTAAACAGGTAACACTCGCAGAGGCATCTATAACACCGCTAGACGTTCTAATTCTTACTGCTTGAGCATTGACATCAGCTTGAGCAGTTATGTCCGCAGCACCGCTTAAAATGCGTGTAGGTGATGCCGTTAAAGTTGCTGTTGCTGTTATGTCACCAGAGCCAAATCTAACTCTGAATGCGGTAGCTTCTAAAGTGCCGTTACAGGTAACACTAGCATTACCATCTAAAATTCTAACTGCATCAGCCGTTAAGGTTGCCGTTGCTGTAATTATACCATTTGCTGTTCTTACTCTTATGCCATCTGCTACTATTAAAGCATTGGCTGTAACATCAGCACTTGCATCTATGAAACGAGTATCGCCCTCTGCGTAGCCGTATACCCAATAATCATAGTCTACATAATTTGTAGCCATCTCTTAGCCCAATAAAGCTACTATAACAAATCCTACTAATCCACCTAGCACAGTAGCCACCCAATCCCATAAGTCTGGAGTGTGGATGTCTTTATGCAGGTAGTCATAAATCTCTTTAAGTAGCGCAATCACAGCCACTACTACAATGGAGTAAGCCCCAATAAACGGTGTAAGCAATGCTGCTATAACTAAACCACATATAAAGTGCATAAATTTATCCACAGGCACTTTCCCTGCAAGAATTGATGGGTATAGTTTAGCTAGGAATGCGTTTACTTTCGCTATCAGGGCTTCCATATTATTCCTCTTTAGGTGCAGTTAAAGACTCTTTAAGCAAGTTTACAAATGCAGACTTGCCAACATTAAGCTGGTCTAGGTTAAACTGACTTGTGCCTATCTTACGGTCTAAGTCTGATATGTGGTTGACCATTGCTTGTTGTTGTGGAGTCATGTCTTCATAAACATAATCTACATCGTCAACAGTAATGGTGGTTTTTTTGGTTTCAGCCATTTTGTTTCCTTTAAGTTAAGTTATTTTACTGCATCTTGGAGAGGTGTTAAGTCCTCTGTTGTCCAAAATTCTTTAGCAAGCATTATGGTTAAATGCTCCTTGTTACGAGCTATTGTGTCTGCCCATTCTTCGTCTGTAGTGTTATCTGGCTTGTCACCGTTGATTAGGCTTACAGAGTCTAGTGCTGCGCTGTAGTGGCGAGCGATGTCTTCTTGAGTTAGTTCCATTATTTAGCTTCCTTGAGTAAATCTATTTCTGCTTTTAATTCTTGTATTGCTTTGATTAGCATAGGTACAAATACTGAGTATTTAACTTGTTTTGTTGTAGTGCCTAACTCATTTCCATCAATATCTTTATCAGAAACTTCGTCAATCATTGCTGGGAATATAGTTTCTAATTCTTGTGCAATAACACCAAGTTGCTTATCTTCTGAGCCTATAAAATTAAAGTTTCTAACTTTTACATCACACAAATCTTTAAGTTTAGGAGTTGCATCGGTAATGTTTTCTTTTAATTTAATATCAGAAACTGCGCCATAACTATTGTTGGTATTAGTTACATTTCCAGAATCTGCCACTTGGAATTTATATGCGCCTGCAGCATCATTAAAACAACGCATGTAATAAAAAGTATTATTTGTTGTGTTACTGTTTGCTGTAATAACAAATAAATCCGCACCTAAAGTTGCACTTGTGTTATTTAACAATAAAGCTGCAGAATTGTTTGAATTGTAAAATTCAATACCGTTACTTGATGCTGCGTTTCTAAGCGCTCCTGCATTGCTAGATTTTAAATACCCATTTGCGTTCCAAAAACCCCTAGGATTGCCATCACCATCTGATAGAACAATGTAGTTAGAAGCTGTGCGGATGTCTAAACCGCCTTGATTGCCGTTGTAAGCACCAAGGATAGTGTTTTTAGAGCCTGTGGTCATGTAATACCCAGAACCACCAGCACCTACATAAGTATTAGCTGTACCTGTAGTTGCACTATACCCAGCCCTATCACCAATAAAACAGTTATAAGTATTAGAAGTAGTGTTAAAACTATACCCAGCTTGATAACCTACTGCTGTGTTGTAAGAGGCTGTGGTGTTTGACTGTAGTGCAGATAAGCCTACTGCTGTGTTGTAGTTTGCTGTGGTGTTTGACTGTAGTGCAGATAAGCCTACTGCGGTATTTGCTGTTCCGCTAGATGTATTAAGAAGTGCAGTATATCCAATAGCAGTATTGCTATCACCAGTAGCTAAGTTGAGTGCTTTCCAACCCAAAGAAGTATTGTAGTTACCAGTTGAACAAGTATATCCAGATTGATAGCCTACTGCCGTATTACGAAGTCCAGTTGTATTGGAATAAGCAGATTGATAACCTACTGCGGTGTTGTCAGATGCGGTGGTGTTGTTTTGCAATGCCAAACTACCAAGTGCTGTGTTGTATGCACCAGTAGTGTTGTAGTACATTGAGGCAAAGCCAATTGATGTGTTTTCTGTGCCTGTAGAGTTTGTGAAAAGGGTATTAGTCCCCATTGCAGTATTATTGTTTCCTGTATTGGTACGAAGTGTTGATGAGCCAATTGCTGTAATACCAGATGCAGTAGTTCCTGTATAAGCTGCTTGGTAACCTACTGCTGTGTTGTAGGAGGCTGTTGTGTTTGATGCTAAAGCCGAATCACCATACGCTACATTATTAGACCCCGTAGTATTGCTACCTAAAGTTTGATAACCAAAAGCACAATTGCTAGCTCCTGAAGTATTTGAGTAAAGGGCTTGATAACCAAAAGCATTAATAAATCCGTTAGATGTAAACCCAGCTTTCCAACCAAATAATGACGAACCGCCAAGCCCAGTAGTGCCACTATAGCCAGCTTGATAGCCTACGGCTGTAGTGCTTGATGATGTGGTGTTTGCTTGAAGAACTTGAGAGCCTATGGCGGTATTAAATGAGCCTGTTGTATTTGCACCTAAAGCGCCTAAACCAACAGCAGAATTATTATTACCTGTTGTATTTAAATTTAATGCAACATTTCCAACGGCAACATTATAAAAACCAGTTGTGTTTGCTGGTAAAGCAACTAACCCAATTGCAGTATTACTTGCTACAGCACCACCACCCTTACCTACTGTTAGACCTTGGATGGTAGCACCGCCAGTTACGGTTAGGTTTCCTGATGAGTCAATACGCATCTTTTCAACTGCGGATATGTTAAAAGACATAACTCCATTGCCTGCTCCAGTAGAACCAGCATTGTATAGTTGAACACCATTGGTGTTATCTGAATTTAATAAATTAAGATATGTTGAATTCTGTACTGTTACATTACCTGCTGATGTTACCGTAGTAGCCACCACAGTACTTGGTGTTGTAGCACCTAGAGTACCGTTGAGTGCTGTGCCTGTGATAGTTCCACCGTTAATGGTAGCAGATGTGATTGTTAAGGCAGCAGCAGTATTACCTGATTGAAGTTTATCTGTGTTTAGGTTGGTAAAGTTATTATCAACCTCGTTCCAAGTAAGCGGACTTCCCTTACCAGCTCTGGTTACAATTGTACTCATAACTTACCCCTAAGAAAGTGTAACTGAAAGACTGCCAACAGATATTTTAAATATATCGCCAACATCAATTGCTTTTGATGTAGTAAGCGGTGAGTGATACAACAAGTTGCCTGTAGTCAATGCATCACGAATACCAATAAAGGCTACCGTACCCCATGCTACTGTACATTGTGGGAACTCAATATCAGCACTATTGGTAGATACACCGTTAGAAGGTGCGCCCATAGTGATAGCTTGACGAGCGTAAGAGCCACCAGATACTTCTGTACCTGTGTCAGCATCGGTAGGGTCACTTGTGTATAGTGCCAAGTAAACGGTTGTTGGTGAGGTATAAGATGTGTTGCGTAAAGTTGCGTTTATAAGCGCATTTTCTAGGTGGTTGCTCATTTCTGACATGATTTTTCCTTTATCGTGTTGCTATTGAGATTGAAATTGGTGAGCCAGCATATTCTCCGCTATCATCACTTACTGTTAGCGCATTTAAGGCTCTTTCATACAATGCTGCCCATATTTGCAGTCTTGGGTCATTCATAATGTATGTTTCTGCCTCGCCTAAAGCACCATAAAGCAACAAATCGGGACAGGTAGTAGTAAATGCGTTAGTCGTATTGCTTGTGGTCAAAAAAGGTGGTGCTGAATAATATAAAAGCTCTATTGTGTAATTGCTGTCTGGTACTGGTGATAATTGAAACTCCTCGGCAAGCACGGTGTATTGATGTGGCAAGCCTGAGTCAGTAGTACGAGAGTTACGGAATAGTGCGCTAGGTGATAGGTACTCTAGCGATGTTATTGGGTTGGTATTTAAATGAATGTCACGCATCTGCAAAAAGTCTGATGGTAGCTCAATTGTAGAGTCACCTGCTGTTGCTGTTGTTGTTGATACCTTTAACATTTGGCGAATACGCAGCTCTCTACGCAAACGTGTTTCAGCAAGCCTAATAAAGTCAGGAATCATTGCCGTTAAATCGCTACGTGCTAGGTAACTGGCAATCGTAGTCTGTAAATCTGCGTATGTATTTATTGCCATTAGATGCGCCCTGCCCTTGTACGAAATGCTCTGTTATCGGGATTGTTTAACCATTCGTTAAATCGTTTCTTATCTATTACTGCGAAGCCACGTGTTATACCTAGCTTCTCTAAATCTGAAAATACTGTGAGCGGTATAGATGCGACCTTGTTGCCAAATGCATCCTCACTCCATCTTTTACGTTCGTCTTGAGCAGCGTACTCACGCTTATTCATCTCAAGTATGCCAGTTATGTCTTGGCTCTTAGCAATGATTAGCTCATCACCGTTATCTATGAATGATGTATCTGTAATGCCGTTGGATATTGTATTACTCATAAGACCTCGTAATGGGGGAGAGTTTCCCCTCCCCACATATCTAACTCATTGATTTATCAGCTCAAATCGGAAATAATTCCATGAGCTGCTTCGTTCTTAACTTCTAGTGTGTACTCTACTAAAAGTTGAGTTACATCAGCGTCACCAGTTTTGGCAAGCTCATTAGTTTGGAATGGGCGTAAGTAAGCTACTGAAGCCATTTCTGGGTCTAACAAGAATGCTGTGTCATCTGAGTCAGCGTTAGGAATGAAACGGTTAGGTACGATAGAGATAGTACCAAAGTCAGAAACAAACACGTCAGCAGCAGCGATGATAGATGCTTGTACGTTGCTTGGGATATCTTTGTAACGTGTAGCGATACCGGCAAATGTAGATGCAACTACTTTTTGTGCTGGAGTTACCATCAAGATTGTTGGTGAGCCACCTGCAACATAAGCAGATTGGATAACTGTATTCAAGATAGCTTGAGTAAAGGCACGGTCTGTACCAGTTACACGAGCAGTAGTACCAGATGCACCAGCAGTACCAGAAGTACCACCAGAGTAGTTGGTATTTAACCATGCTTGTAGACCACCCAAAGTACGAGCAGTTGTAGCATCACCAGCAGCAGCAACTTGGTTGCTTAACAAGATAGCTTCCATGTCACGTTTGATTTCGGCAGAAGCCTTAGCCAATTGGTATGCTTTCTCAGATTTACGACCAGCTTT